CGGCGGCGGTGGCGCCCAATTTCAGCCATCACCAATGATGGAGGCTTTTGGTAACTACGGCCTTGCAGCCGTTGAGCCAAGCCAAGCTAAAAAGAAAGCAGATATTGCCCAGTTCCGTAGTTATGTGGGCGCTGGTGATCGTGGTGCGGGGGAGGAGTTTCTCCGTTCCATGATGGAGATGTATCCTGGTGAAAAGAAATATGCAAAAGCTTTTAAACGAAGTCTTGGAAAGGAAGTTAATCTAGGTGGCTCAGCGGGCTGGAACACAGCCGATCAAATCTATCAAAACGCCGGTTTAACTTTTACTGGTGATGAGTTTCAAAGCATGGCAGAACGTGCCCAGAAACAGGGCATCAGAGGTTCCGCTGCTTTTGGGGATTTCTTGAAACAGAATCTGATGGCACAAGGTAAGATTATGACACCAGCTCAAGAAGCGGCAAGTCTTATCTTTGGTGCTCCTCGCCGCACGGCAGAAGGTTATTACACCAATGATTACATGTCGAACCGTGGAGTTTAATCATGCCTAACAAGAAGCCAAAAGACAATAAAGATAAAACTCCTAAAAAACCTTCCCAGGTTTTAAGGGGTTTTGGTGAAAAAATCACCGGTAAAGAAGTTAAGAAGTTCCAAGAGCTTTTTCCCGATAAGCCCGCCAAGGCTGTCATTAAGTATGACAAGAAAAGTAAAGACGTAAAACTTGGGCCAAACGCTAAAAAAGTTCTTAAGAAGAAGAAAGGAGGTGCTGATGGTGGCGCCGGAGATGCCGGTGGAGCTGGTGGTGGAGCTGGTAATCCAAATGAAGGCGGCGGCATCTTTGAGCCAATTTCCGCACATGAAAGGGATATTGCCAACATCTATGCAGATGCTGATAAGTATGTTGCTGATGCATACTCAGGCGCTCAGATTCGTGGCGCTGAGCTTGGTTTAGAAGGAACGAAGTATTCTGCTGATAAGGAATCAGAATGGCGCCAAGCTGTTGCTGGTATCGAGGTTAAAGGACGCCTGGATCTCCAGCCGATTATTAATGCTGGTCTTGAAAAAGTTGCCAACATTGAAGCACAAGCAAACCGTGATGTTGCCGACATCACTGGAAAGTACAACGTAGAAGGCATTAAGACTCGCGGTGAGTTTGACGAGAAGATTGGCAGGATTAATTTGGCTGGCAGTATGTACGGTCTTATTAATTCAGCCTTCGGCTAATACTGATTAAAATAGGTACATTACCCAGCGATAGCAATGACTACCTCTTCTAGCAGCACCGATTATTTTGATATCTCCAAGTTCCAGCAGCTGCTGGATAAACTTGAAGCATCTAAAGGTCGTCAAAAGCGTCAAGAAGCTCTTGAAGATCGTAAAGGCCAGTTTGCCGCTGGTATCGCCAATGTCATGAGCAACTTCTGATTTAAGGTATATTAAACAATGACAACAAGTCCCGCCAGCGTACCCGCAGGTCAAACTGATGTCGATGACTGGTTTGATCTAGACAAATACAAGCAAGCTGCAGAGGTTGCTTACGGCTTCTCTAAGAAGAAGATGGAAGAGGCTGGCTTACAAGAACGTGAGACGATTGGTAAAGGTGCCACAGAACAAAGAACCTCTGCTGAACAAGCCCAGCAGTTCAAGCAAACGGACGAGGCCCGAGACTACAACCAGGCCCAACGAGCTTATCGATATTGAGTTATTTGACCAGTGGGTCGATAACTTAACATCGTCTGACCAGGAGTTCTTTACGGACTTCGCCAAGAACACCTTTTCAATCATTGAATGCTATCTCTATGCCAGATTCCTTGGCTATAGGGGTAGCATCACTGCGTGTGATCATTGGGTACGTAACCACTATCCCAAGCCTGATCATCGCAAGAAACTCCTGTACGAAATTGAAGAAATGCAGGAGGACATCCGTAAGCTGCGTGATGACGTAGATAACGGCATCGTCAAACGTGATGCAGGTGTGGCACGTATCGCTGGCATGCAGAAAGAATTACGTGGCACTATTGCACAAATTGAACAATTCACCGGAAGCAGGGATCGCAAGGGCTTGCTAATGGCTGGAGCTGACCGTGCCATTCGTGAGTTAATGGCAATCTTCAAGGACGACCCAATTGAACTTCCTTTGGAAGAGGCTTCAATGAGTGTGTGGGCTAAAATGCAATATGAAGAGAGTTAATTCACTCACACAATGAATCCTTCTCCACAAGCAGAATCTGCACCAGATGCTCGTCTTGCGGGTGGGATGATCAGTATCGTTCAGCAACTTCAGAAGAATCGAGATCGATTCAGTGGCTCCCGTCAATTACAGGGTGCACCAATCGGAGGAGAAGCTAAAGAAGGAGCAGAAGTCCTTAATGCCTTACGCAATAGAAAAGCTGATGTCCAAGAACAAAATGCCTCCCGAACTCCTGGCCCACTTCAAGGGAAAGGGGGAGAAGAACGAGGACGGGAGCGAAATGTCGGACAAAGACAAGCGCAAAGCAGCTTTAGATAAAGCGCGTAAGTATCAAGAACAAAAGAAGAAAAAATAATCGGTTAGTATTTAGTCACTACTGGTGACTGAATCTAGTGCCTGCATATCAACATCTTGCGTACAGGCGTAATGCTCGTGCTGCTGCCCGCAGGCAACAGATTCGTCCACCAAAAAATCTTGAAACCTTGCAACAAGCGAGGGAAGATTTTGGTTTCTTCTGTGATTACGTAGCAGATAAACCACCAGCTGAACATCACAAAGAATGGCACCGGCACTTTGTGACGCAAGAGGACAGCAGCTGCCTCCTAAAGATTGCTGGACCCAACATTGACCTTCTTGCGCCACGGGGTTCTGCGAAAAGCACAATCCTTGGTTTGTTTACCGCATGGGCAATTGGCATCCATACGATGGCCAAGAAGCCATTGCAGATTCTGTACTTGTCTTACACGGTTGATATTGCACGTTCCAAATCGGCAACCATCAAACGGATCATTGAAAGTAAGCGATACCAAGAAGTTTTCCCTACCGTACGTCTTCTGAAAAACGTCACCAGTAACGAGTACTGGTCTATTGACCACAAGTTTGCAGGCATCGACACCACTGGTGAAGAACAATTTACACTCTGCGCAGCAGGTCTAAAAGGTTCCGTGACCTCAAAGCGTTCTCATCTTGTCATCATTGATGACGCTATCAAATCAGCTGCAGACATCTCCAACCCTGACATTCGTAAACAGATGCAGGACAACTGGAATGCTGTGATTGCACCAACCATGTTTGAAGGTGCCAGGGCAATTTGTCTTGGTACGCGCTTCCGTCATGACGATATCCATTCGACGACATTCAATCCACAAAACAACTGGATGCAGATTGTGTTGTCTGCAATCTTGAATGATCCAAAGACAGGGGAAGAAAAGTCGTACTGGCCAGAGATGTGGTCTTTGGATTACTTACGGGAAAAGAAACGACAGGCACCAATTGCTTTTTCGTTCCAGTACATGAATCAGATCGTCAGACAAAATGAACTGTCTCTGGCGCCTGAACTGATTGTTAAAGCGGAGATTGCTACTGAATTTGACGCTCTTGGTATTGGTGTTGACCTTTCTGCTGGTACGAAAGAAAAGAATGACTATACCGTGATGGTTCTAGGTGGACGTATTGGAGATGCAATCCATATCATTGATTACCGCCGCTTGCGGGTGATGGGGAACCTTGAGAAGCTTGATGCCATGAAGGAACTTCTCAATGACTGGTCGATCCTTGGTAAGGATGATAACGGTAACTACTTCCCTACTTATTCAACGTGCGACATCTGGAGTGAAGCGGTTCAGTACCAGGCCTCCCTGGAGGCTGACTTCAAACGCGTATGTCTCACCAACGAAAGCTTGTACAACTTGATCTGGCACCCCGTTAAAGGATTCCGGTCAGATAAGTTGGCCCGTTTCCGGGGCATCATGGGTATGTTTGAAGACCGCAAGATTATCTTCAATCGTTTCCGTAATTTCACCGCAATGTTTGAAGAACTGACCAACTTTGGTGTTAGTAGCCATGATGACTGTGTTGATGCTTTGGTCTGGCTCGTGACCGGCCTTGCAAGGAAAGGTCAGCTTCAGATTGATTACTAAACTTTAGAATAGAAAGAAAAGTAGTACGGTCGCCGTGGGTCCGGAGTACATAGCCATTGGTCTTACGGCCATTGTATCTGCTGTTACAGGTGGATCCTGGGCGGCGAATAAAATACTCGATAGGCAGCAAGAAAGAGTTCAGCAAGCCTTCGATTACATTGGATCTCAAAAGCGTAGGATTGACATCTTGGAAGATCAAATCAACCGCATGCCAATGGAATACGTTCTTAAAGTTGACTTCTTAAGAGAGATTCAAGAAATGCATAGCAATTTCCGTGAGATAAACAATAAACTTGATAAGCTAATGGAGAAAATCCTTTCAGCAAAATGAGTTACATTCTTGAGGTCCAAGAGGACGAAAACGGCGATCAGTTTATTGTCTTCCCGGACGAGATAATGGAAGAGCTGGGTTGGCAAGAAGGTGATCTCCTGAACTGGGATGCACGTGGCGAAGGTATCATCATTTCCAAAGTTAATGATCCTTCTGGTTACGAAGTCATAGAAGATTAAAATAAAAGAACGCAGGAGAAAGCATGGACTTTGAGTTGGCTGGTCGTTATTTTGGTAGCGCTTTTGGCTCTGCGCCTATCGACCTAATGATGCAAGTTCAACCGGAAGAAGAAATTTCGACCAAACCATACGAAACCATGGGGCAGATTACATCGCCTCGTGTACCTTCTCCGTTGAAAGCCTATGACCTCATTGCTCCTAAGCGTCAGAGCGGTCGCTTTTCTACAGACTCACCAAGCAAAAGAAAAGCCAGGTAAAATAAAGAGATCATAACCATAGATAGATGATACGTTATTACGGCGAGAGTAATGTCCCTGGTGCACCAGGACAAGCAGCACCATCTTCTGCTGTACGTTTTAATCCTGCTCAGTTAAACGTTCAACCTGGCCCTGGTTATTTTCAAAATCCTGGATATAGCCCTTTTCTTCAGGATCAAGATCGAGATCGTTTTATTCTTCATGATCCTCGCTCTGGTGTTGCTGGTGGCAACTTTATGGGTGGGCAAGGTAGTCAGATCAACCCAGAAACCTTTAAGAAAGATGCTCGTCAGCAAAAGATCTACAACAAAGGAATGGGTACTGATAACCCAAATGAAAAAGAGATTTTCCTTCGTCGTACCGGACCCCAACTCCCTCTTGCTCAAGGAACTCCTGGCATGATGCCAATGGGAAATGCAGGAGTATTTGTTGATAATGCGCAGATGTTTATGGGGCCACAGTTTGGCCAGATTCCTGCAGGTTTTCAGAACAAGTTTGTTTCCTGAAAACTGCTACCATTAAAGAAAAGGGGAATAGTTAATGGCTGACGCTAAGGCCAGGCTCCAAGAAATCATCAATGCCTATCTCGATAAAGATAGCAACATTGTTGTTGATACTGGCATTGTTGCGTCCCACATTGCTCAGATGAAACTTTTTGGCATTCGCCAAGGAGTTGAGTTTTTCCCAACCCAAGACAACTTTGGCGCACAACGCAAGGACTTCCTTGATCGTGTTCTGAAGTACAACAAAATGGATACACGCCTGGATTCAATCTGGGAGTATTTCATTTGTGATGGCCAGGGTCTTTTCTACATTCGTCCAACCAAAAACAACTATCGCCTCTATTACTTCCGTCAGCACGAATACCGTTCGTACTACAACGTCGACGGCGAGCTTGATGAGGTGGTGATCATCTACAGCTATAAGGTCAAGCGCGGCAACGGGTTTGGCGATCAAATCAATACCACCAACATTACAGGTTCAAGTTCCACATACAACCCTGGAGCCAAGCGTTATATTCGTCTGTCGATCAAAGCAAACGAAATTGAAGAAACGCATTCAGAAGGTGAACTTACCTTTGATATGCCAACCTATGCCTTGACAGGCAGCAGTAAGAAATTACGCAATTCACTTGGTTTCATTCCTTGTGTAGAAATCTTCAACAATCCCCAAGGTTTCTCATCGGAAGGTATTGGTGACTTTGATTCCATGGCGAATCATATCGTCACTCATGACGACTTGATGCGTACGATCCGCAAAAACATCACCTTCTTTGGTAACCCAACCTTACTTTCGTCTCGTCCCAAGACTGACCTAATTGAGTCCGGTGGAGACGGTGTTGTCCAGCGTCCATCCATTGCAGCAAACTCTGGCTTTGCAAGTCCGTCTCCTATGAGTCGGTCAATGTTTAAAGCTGATCCTGTCAGCCGTGGTGTTGACGGACAACTCAGGGTACCTCGCGTGATCGCAAACCTTGAGCCAAACGATCGAGTTGGCTATATCGTTCCAGATGCAATTACTGGTGACCAAAACTCATTTGCCAGACAGTATCGCGAAGAAATTCGTACTGCTCTTGGCGGTGTGGATGAGCTGTCGATTTCTGCTGGTGTTACTGCTACTGAATACAAATCCTTATTTGGGCGGGTCTCTGCGACATCTAAGAAAAAAGCGAATGCCATTTATACCCACGGCATCTGTAGGTGCCTTGAACTAATTATTTATCAGGAAGAACAACTTTTCCGCTCTACTTTGGCTGCGGCTGCTGGTATTGAGAAACCAGTACCTCTGCCCCCTGGAGCACCACAAGAAGCTGAGCAAGGTTATCAAGAAGCTCTTCAGGCTTACAACGATCAGCTGAAGAAACTTATGATGGCGTTAATTGAGACTCAGATGATTCCACCTGGAGTTACTGGTCTCATACCGGATGGTGATGTCACTGTCCAATGGCGCTGGTTGGGTCCCGTTTACGAAGACTCGACTCAGGACATCCTGAACAACTCCATTGTTGTAAGAAACTTACAAGAGTTAGGTGTTGATAGCATTGAAGCACTGAAATACCTCTTCCCGTCTAAGACGGATGAGGAACGGGCCTCGATGTTATCGGGATTCCCGTTCAGGATGGTGAATGAATTACAGGGTGCATACTCTCAGTTCGCTCGCCTAGTGGGGGGAATGATGCAGACTCCTCACCCGCAAGCACCGGATCTTCCGATGGCTGCGGATCCAAGATTGGATTTAACTCCATATCTGTATCGCACTTTAGAAGCTCTACAAAAGGAGATGAGTTATGCAGGACGCTACCGTCCAATCGATCCCACAGACGAGCCAGGTTCCGGCAGCGGTGGCTCCAAGCAGCTACGTGGCACCAGCACCCAGCAGCTACCAAGTAGCTCCGAACCAGGGTCCAGTGGCGTATCAGGTGGGTACCAGCTACCCGCAAGCAGTACCGCAGGCGGTCCCCAGCTACCAATCCGCCCCTACTCAGTACGCCCCCCAATCCCCATCGGAGGCGACGAACAGCAATCCGTGGGAATCGGCGTTCAACAAGGTAGTGGGTCTACTGAGCAGCCCGGTTCAATCCCCGTTCCAGGGTCAACCATCTCAGACGACGCAGTACAGTCCAGCCAATTACGGCCAAGCCAGCGCCCAAGTTACGCCACAATCGGCTCCGCAGACCTGGCAAGCCAACCCGACATTCTCGCCCAACTCTTCCCAAACCTCCTCTCAGGTATCCTTGGAGCAGGTGGCGGATCTTCTCCAGTGGAGTCCGGAAAGCCGGTACGTGGTAAGCGCGTACGGCGTGGAAGCACCCGCAATCCTAAATAACTATGCCCTCCAACTGGAAGGCATGCTGGATAGCGCAGTTGCTTGGGGCACCGAAGCCAAGGGTCTGATCGAGCAGTACGCCGAGTTCGCCGTCAACGAGCGTCAAGAGAACCAGGCTTACAACCAGATCCTGACCAACCCTGACATCCTCAGCGACTACACCCTCCAGTTCTTCGGTCCTGAAGGTCCGTACCCTGTGTACGAAAGCGAAGCTGAGCTTGCCACTCCTGGTTACCCCACCGAAATGGTGGATCCGACCGCTGCTTACATGCCTGCTCCTCCTTCGGCTTCTGCTCCTCAGCAGCCTGAGAACTTCTGGGGTAGCTTCAAACAGCAGATGGATTTCGATCCCAGCCAAGCTTGGCGGATTCTGAACCAGGCTCAGCCTCAAGTTGTTGCTAACAAACTCTTTGTGATGGAGTGAGACCATGCGTCCACTTCTTAAATACGGTGTGCCTGCTGCCGCTGGTTTAGCGGCCGGTGGGTACGCCCTTTCTCAAGGAGAAGATCCCGGTTCTGCGGCACTTGCTGCTGCGGCTGGCGGTCTTGGTGGTGCAGCTGGTTTACTCGGCGCTCGTCAACTTGCAGGCAAGTACGCTCCAAGTCTCTTGAAAGCAGCTAAAGAAGGAAAGGTTGCTGCCGAAGAAGAGCTGATCAAGTCTGCAGTAAGAATGCCAGAAGGTTCTAAACAACAGAATATTCTTCTTGGATTAGCCGATAAATCAATCGGTCTTCCAATTCCTTCTCAAGAAGCATTCACTCGTGGGCTTGGTAAAGTTGGCGCAGCTGGTTTAGTTCCTGCTGCTGCAGCTGCCGCTGGTCTTGGCGGTGTTGCCGCTGGTGCAATCCCTGGAGCACTTGGTGTCCCTGGTTTTGTTCAGCAACCAGCCCTTGATCCTGAGTCTTACGGCTCCAGCAATTCCTTGGGTGCTCGTTACAAAGCTCCCACTATGCAGTACGTGTAATAAATAAATTACCGACTGCTAAAATTTGTGTTAGATAAGACATATTCATGTCTGAATCTTTCACCCGATAAAACACTTCCTGCGACACTGGAGGATAAAACAAAGTGTTCATTGATAACGACTTTCCAAAGATTCTGGGTGCGGAACTTTACCGTCCTCACCCTGCTTACATTGCCGAAATGGCAGTGGAGCCTGTGGTAGTTCATGACTTCACCCGTCAGCCTGGTCAAACCGTTCAGTTAGACCGCTACAAGTTCTGGGGTACCCCTGGTACTAAGGACAGCCGTGAGCGTGTGTCCGACCAGACCATCGGTACTGCAAACAGCCGTAACATCACCAAGGAGAAAGTCCTGGTGGTGCTTAAGGAATACACCGGTCCTGCAGATCCGGGTGATCCAACTCAGCCTTCGACCTTCAAGATCGCTCGTGAAACCCTGATTACCGCCCAGCGTCTGCTGCTGGACACCGGTAACCTGAACATGTTCCACCAGTCGATCGGTAGCCTGACGCTGCTTGACGACTATCGCCGTTGGCGTGACCGCGTCTTCATCGACGAACTTGCCAAAGCCGAAGCAAACGGTGCCGCTTCTACCACCCAAGGTGGTTACTACTTCGCTGGTGGTAAGACCAAGAACGCTTCTGGTCAAGTCACCTATAGCGCTGCTGAGTATGGCAACGAAGTGCAGCAGTTCCAGGTGCGCACTGACCTTCTGACCGTTGTTAAGGACCTGCGTAAGCGCAACGTTCCTACCTTCGCTGATGGTCTGTATCGCTGCATCTGCGATCCCACCTTCATGATGCACCTGCGTCGTGATCCTGACTTCCGTGAGATCGCCCGTTACAGCGGCAACCCTGGTCAAGGCATGTACATGGGTAACCCCATGATGCCTAACAACGCCAGCTTCTACATGGGTCCTCAAGCTGGTCAGGGCTATTTCCTGGCTGGTGAGCCTGTGATGCCGACTGGTGTTCAGTTTGAAGGCGTGAAGTTCTTCGAATCCACCAACTTCCCCACCAAGAACGTCCAGGCTTCCTTTGACGCTGGCTCTACCTACAGCTCTAAGGAAGTTGCTCAAGGTTACTTCTTTGGTCCTCAGTCTGTTGGCGTGGGTATCGGTGGTCCGAACGCACAAGTTCTGATCAACAATAACGATGACTTCAGCCGCTTTATCATCCTGATTTGGCAACTGTACGCTGGTTTCGAGATCCTCAACAAGGACTTTGTGACCACTGCCTTCAGCTTTGTTCAGGACGACGGCACTGTCTGATAACTAACTGATAAAACACAACATAGGAAAAGATAAATGACCTATTTGTCCGCTAAAAAGATCTTCCCAGGTAACTGGGCAGAGCCTCTGAACGGTTGGTACAAGAACATTGATACCAACGATGACGGTAGCAATAACGCCTCCAAGGGCGGCCCCACTTCGGTGCTGGCCGTCCCCGGCTATCGCTACTTCCAGCAGCGTGGTTACGTGGCTGTCACCAACACTTCTGGTGCAGGTGCTGCCGCAACCGGCAACGTGATTGTTCCTTCGCCTTACCGCCAGGACGACACTCGCCCCGACATCACCGGCATGGTGATCTCTGGTAGCACCACCCTGCCTGCTTACGTGTATCGCGCCACCATCTCCGTTGCTTCTGGCTGGGGCGATGGCCGCGTTGCTTCCGGTATCTACGCTGCTACCGGTAACGTGATCACTTTCTGCCGTGATTCCAGCGGTCCTGTGTCCGCCTCTGGCGATGCAGAAGCTGTGGCTCAGGCAAACCTGACCTCCACCACCGCTGGTGCTCAGGGCGGCGAAATCTTCTTCGCTGGTGGTTCTGCTGCTTATAGCAGCAATCCCTTCCTGACTGCCACTGGCGCTGCTGGTGTGACTGCTTCCAACGTGTATCGGAGCGTCGCCGCCTCTACCACCCTGAAGGTGTTTGCCCGTGGTACCACCACCGGCACCAGCACTTCTGGTGGTTGGTACATCTCTAATGATGACGCCAATGCCGGTCGTAGCGGTTACTTCGTTGTGGAAGTTTGCTACGTGCAGCCTGACGAAGCTCCTGGCTACGAAGACATTGATGGCTACCTCCTGGGCCGCACTGTTAGCTGATTGAGTTAAACTAGGACCAGTGAATTACTGGTCCTATGACAACCCTTCCGGCAATGCTTTATCAACATAAAAAAACAGGTGCCCGAGTTAAGGTTGTAAGCGAATGGGATAACGGCGATTGGTTCATGGTCGAAGACCAGGACGGTCGCCTCTTCACCGTTTACAAAAATGAAATTCAGCCTGATGAAGAAGCTACCAAGAAGGTGAAAACCCTTCAGGTAAAAGATAAAGCAGCACAGGAAGAACCTCGTACTTTTCCCCCTGATCACCGTTTAAATATCAATGGCGCTACCGCCCAAATGATCGCTGATCATATTAAGGGTATCGGATTGAAAACAGCCAGAGAGATTAAAGATCTTCAGATGTCCTTATCGGGTGAAAGGTTCAACAATCTCGAACAGTTAAGGCAGATTAAACGTGTTGATTGGGATTCCGTAATGGCAGCTGATTTAATCAGGGTCTAATACTCATCTCCTTCTAATTACCCCTGGGAGACCGGGGGTTTTTTAGTCTTACAATTAAAAATAAAAAGATATGGCGTATACAACCAAGCGCTCTGGTTTTACTGGTCCCAGTGCCAAAATTGGCGGCTCAACAGACTATCACCAGGATTTAAAACTCTTGGAGTCATTGCCAATTGCTGAGCGCGTCAAGATGATAGACGCCATCGCTCTGCAGAACCAAGCGATTGGTCGAGAGATTGAATTCTCCAATCCCGCCGTCTCAGGTAAACGTTGGAACTTAACTGCTGATCTTTCTGACAAAATTGATCTCCTCAACCGAGCAGCGGGCGCTCACTCTCATAGCAGACATTCCGGTTGGCAGTCTTTTGATTACTACACACCATTCAAAGGTAAAAGCCGCTTTGATAAAGGTGCTGTAGAGGATGCTTCCATTTACCTACCTGTTGCACCTGGCGGTAAAGTACGTCGTGGTTCTGGTGGTGGTTATGGGTATTACTCAGAAGCCCTTGATCCACAAGGACGTGTGATTGCCCGCGTCGGCCATGGCAACATTGACCGACCAGAAGCAGATACGGAGGTTTTAGTTCCAGCAGCGGCAACAACTACTCCTGGTACTACAACCACTCAGGAAGCTGCAGTTGATAAGGATGACTTCCTTGCTGGTTACCTAAAAGATATGCTGAAACAAAATTTAATTTCAGGTATTCTTTCTCCTCAATCATCAGGCAGCTCATTAGATTTAATTTCCGAAATGATGCAATATGCACCGAAGAGTCCCCTGGTGAATCCTTTGATGGGCCAGTAAATAAAGGACATCTATAATTAAAAACATACGGAAATAAGCGGTGCAGTTATCCGACTTTGATAAAAGTAGGGTCCGGTATCATCTGGGCTACTTCACGGTTTCCGTGCCAGCGGGCGACTATGCTCGTCTGGAAGAAGCGATGAATACGATCCCTGATTCGTACTTCTACGACAAGATCGCTATTCAGATTGGTCGTTGTGATACGGCCGAAAAGAAAACCGAAGTAGCAACTGCGCCTTCCACCAGGTTGGAGAGCATCGCTGGTGACGTTGACCGTACAATTCGGTCGAGTAACGCCAAAGAAGCACTCAAGGTTTGGGACGAGATTTATCTCTACGAAACCAACCGTTTAGCCGGCATCCTTTACGTTCCCAACTACAAGGATCCGTTCCAAGCCAGATACCGTTACGAACGTTCTGGTGCTGAATTCATCCAGGCACTCCCTGGACCCGCCGACACAGCTGTTGGTTCTCGTCTTTATTTACATGAGGTTTGGAGGTAATTATGCTTCAATTTGCTGGTCCCGCTTTACAAGGCGCTTCAATGATTGGGCGCTTTGGTATTCCGCTTCTTCAACAGGCAGGTATTGGACTTGGAATGTATGGTATCGGTGCTGGTTACAGTGCTTTAACCAACAAACCACAAGCTAAACCGCAGCTCACAGGTAGGCAAAAATTAGGACAAGCCTGGGGCACTATTCCCGAGAGTCTTAATTCTCCACAAGGTGGTGGTTTTGGTTATTCAAGGGGAAATAATGTGCGAGCCACTCAGCCCAGTTATCAAGACGCACAAGGCAATACGTATGATGCGGTGAGTGGACGCCTTCTTTACGGTGCTAAACCACGCACAGGCTCTGGCTCCACTGGCGGAGGTTCCCTTGGAGGTGGATCTTCCGCTGCGGAGCGTGCGTTCCAAGCTGAAAAGTCTCGTGTAGCTCAGTTAACCGCACAGGATCCTGAGCTTCAGCGTTATGAAAACGCACGTAAGGCTGCCAAGACTCAAGAAGAAATGAATGCCGCTCGTGACATCGGCATGCAGGTCTGGCAAGAAAAGTACGGCAAAACTCCAATGGCGCAACCTGGTGGTGCTGTTGGATCTTTTAATCCATTGATGGATCGTACTTTTGGTTATCAGACGGGTTCTGCCCCAGGGCAGCAGATTGGTGAGCCAACACTTGGCCCATCTCCTTTGGTGCCTCAAATCGATCAGTCCCTGAATCCTGCCAGCCCTAATTACATTGGTGGCGAAGGTGCTCCTCTGATGGACTTTACTCGTGAGGAAGTTACTCCTGAAGTGATTGCTGCTTATCAAAAGCAGTTACTTCAACAGGCATCTGCAGGTTTGAAATGATAATCTTGGCATTGCTTTGCATGTAAGACCAACCAACTGGACACGAATCTTTGATTCATGGGGGCCAGTGTTGTTGCTTTAAAACCATGATTCTCTGTCCTAACTTTGTTAAACGCCTGACCACAAAACTCAGTCTTGTTGTTGCACTGCAAGCTGTCTTTACTCCTGGTCTCCGCGCAGAGTCAAATTGGGTAAGAGAATAACGAAACAATAGCCATGGCTACTCCACGCGTTGGTATCCTTCCTTCGGCAGATCGACAAGCAATCTTTGATGCT